GCAGGAACGGACGAGGCGTAGGTGCCGTACAGCATCCCGGAGAGCCGCTTGCGAAGCGTCTGCTCCGCCTGCTTGATCTTGGCGTCCATGACGTTGATGACCTGGCTCTTGCCGCTGTTCTGCGCCTTCTCCAACGCCGAGATAGCGATGGTTGCGAACAACTGCTTCCAGAAGTACTGCGCCGCGGTCACGGCGTTCGACGGCTTGACCGTGATCAGGTCCCACTCGCCGTACGAGTCGGCCTGACCTTCGTTGAACAGCAGGTGCTCAACGATCGAGTAACCACCGTCTTCGATACGGACACGTCCGTTCGAGAGCAGGTGTTCGAGCAGCGGGCGCTTGCGGAAGATGTTGTCCACCAGCTTGCCGTGCATGTTGTGCAACGTGGTCGAGAGAACCTCGTTCCAGATTGCTGGGGTATGGGAGGCGACTGCCATTCGGGTAGCCCTTTCGGGTCAGACCGATCAGCGTCGCCGTGCCTCGACTTCTTCGTAGGCCGCAGCGATCGCATCTCGGTAGTTCGAGTACTCGGCGTGCGCAGGCGCACCGGCCCCGCCGACCACTCCCGTCCCGTTGCCGATCAGCGCTGCGGCATTGGCTGCTGCCTGCTGCCGCTGTTCTTCCTCGGTCGCTCGCTGTTGCGCCGCTGTCTGCTGCGCCCCGTGCTGCCCCTGGAAAGCCATCGCTTGATACACCAACGGGAGGTAGTCGATCCCGAGATTCATCTGCATCGCGGTCCCGACTACGGCTCGGACTTGCTCGTCGTTCAACCCGTACGTCTGCTTCAACCCGAACACCGCGCGCTGTAGCTGCTCGTCGGCTTCGCGCTGTGCGAATCGTTGTTCGAGTGCCTCGCGTGCTTGGCGCTCGACCCACAACTCACGTTCCAGAGGATCATCGAACTCAGGCTCGGCCGATCCCTGCTCCACCGCCGCCTGCTGTTGCGCAGGTGTGAGGCGGAGGTATTCCTGCACGGACATCCCCGCATGATCAGCGAGAATCTGGACCGTGAGACCAGGGTTGGCCTGCATCGCCTGGTGGAGTCGGATGGCATCTTCTGCCTGTCTCCGTTGCTCGGCCAGTTGCTGCGAATGCTGCGTGAACGCAGCCTGTCGTTGATACCCCTGCAGCGCTTCCTCGAACGGGACGGAGATTTCCTCGCCATCGACCTTGACCTTGACGTGCTTGGCACGCAGGTCGTCGGTGACTTCGAGGTACTCCGGTTCCGCTGACGGTGGCGGTGCTTCGGATTGCGGTGGCGGAGTCTCGACTTGTCCGCCCGATGCGGGGTCGCCCTCTACCGTCTGCCCCATCGGGGCGTTGGCATCGCTCACTGGATAGCCCTCCTTGGTGAACGATCGACATGATGCCAGAAATCAGGTACGTTCCGCCACCATGAGTGACACTCCCGAGGAAACCGAAGTCGAAGTCGGCCCCGACGACAACATCGAGGTCAGCGAAGCCAGCCAGCAACAGCGCGAACAGGACGATGTTGACGCTGCCAATGCGGCAGCCGAAGACGACGACGACTGATCAGTACGGCGCTGGCGGCGGGGCACCATTGCCCATCGCCATAGCCATCTCAGGTGGCAACTGCTCGGCGGGTGGCCCAACCGGTGGCCCACCCTGACCCTGCGCCATCATCTGCGCCAGCATGTCTGGCGTGAGTTCCTGTGGCATCCCCTGCGGAGGCGGTGCCCCCTGCTCCATCCCAGGTGGAGGGGCAGCGCCCTCCGGTCCACCAGGCGGCGGAGCAGGGGGCGGCGGCTGCTGAATGAAGCGCCCGGCGTCCTTGATGCCGAACCCCTTCTGCAGCAACTCCTGCGCCAGCGCAGGCATGTTCACAACCCCGGCTTGCATGAACGGTGTCATCACGTCAACGATCTGCAGCGCCGACTGACGGCGGAAGGTCTCGTTGCGAGGCTCGGTTGAGCCACCCTGAACTTCGAAGTCGAACTTGCCGCGCACGCGGTCGGCATCGAAGTTGACCCACGCCTTGACCGGCATCGTCACCACGCGCGCGACCTGATCGCCGGTCGTGAACTGCTGCATCAACCCGACGATGCGCTCGGCAATCTCGGCCAGCACGCCCTCGATCTTGGCGAGCCGATCCTGCGCCCGGCTGTTGGCCGAGTCCTGGATCATCGCCGCCTCGGTAGCGGTGCGCTTGATCTGTTGCTGCGGCGCGCCGCGCTGGTAATCGCTGACGCCCGACACGCGATCCAAGTCGTTAGCGATCATCGCTGACTGGTCGAAGAACTCAGGCGGTGTGATCACGACCGGCATCGGAGCGATCGAGTCGGAGGGATTGCTGTCGCCCTGGACCGGGATCATCACGTTGTCGCGGTCGGACTCCAACGCCTTGACACCATCGGTGTCGAACCGGTCGCGGGCGTACACCCAGGCGCGCCGGAACTTCTTGCGGTAGTTGAACATCTGCGTGCGGGTCTCGTTCAACTCCAACTGCAGCGACTCGATCTGCGCCACGTCCCCGATTGGGTAGAAGTGATCAGGAACCTCGTAGTTGCGCAGCATCACAAACGGATGACCAAAGGCGTACGGCATCGTGGCGGGCTTGATCAAGAAGCCCGGCTGGTCGCCATCTGCCTGATCACTCGACTGCGCCACGAAGGTGCAGACCTTGTACCGCTTCAAGTCGTAGAACTCGATGACCTCACAGAAGCTGATCGCCCCTGGGTCTGGCTTCTCGTCGCCCTCGCGTGCATCGCTGGCTCCCTCGGCATCCCACCGCGACCACGATGAACCGCTCACCCGGCGACGCGCCGTGGGAGAGTAGCGACTATCTACTTGCACATCCTGCAGCGGTCGCCATGTGCGCTGTGCGATCCAGCGCATCTCTTTCGGATGGCGCGCATCGGGATCGACGAACATGTCGAAGATCGAGATGCGCTCGATGAACGGCCGATCCTCATTCCATTGCAGCAACTCGCTCTCCACGTTGCCTGGTTGATCGGCATCACGATCGTCAATGCCTTCATCTGCGCCCTCTGTGGCAACGTTGTTGCCCTCGGTCGAGTCAGCAGGCTTCGCTTCGGGTGGCTTGGTGTACTTGTAGCCGCACTTGATCCAGCCATGCCCGGCCACGATCCAGTCCACGCACGCCAGCCGGAAGTCGCGCTGGTAGTCGTATGCACGCCACAGCCAGTTCAGCACTTCCTCGGTGATGATCGCAGTAGCTGACGACTCAGGGTTGCGCGGATTGACGACGAACCGCGGGTAGTTGATCGCCACCGCAGGCAGCATCACATTGACCGTGGCGAAGATCATGTTGACGACCAGCGCGTCGGTCGACGGCTCGGCCTTCAAGTAGCGCCCTTGGTACAACTGGACGTAGCGCTTCCACTCGTCGTCGTAGTTGGTCGTCGAGTTCGAGCGCCAGTTCTTCGATCGCTTCAACTCGTTCTGATAGAAGCGCAGCAGTTCGCCCTGTGTCATCTCAATCCTCCGGTGGCGTCGGCTCGTAGTAACGCTCTACATCAGGACGCGTCCTCGCCAGTTCCTTCTCAGAGTCGACGTGCAGATGCTCTTTGAGCCACTCGTTCTTGGTCATCGCCTTGAACCCGGCTCGTCCTTGCAATGCGCCTCCGTTGAACGTGAAGCCAACGCTGAGGACGCGACAACGAAAGCACTCGACTCGGCCTGGCTCGGCCTGCTTGCCACACGCGCATTGCACTCAGATCACGCCAAGCTTGGCGTCCAACCATTCGACGAGCGTGACCCGGTTCTTGTCGGCGCGCTCGGCATCGAGGATGCGCTGAATCTCGAACCGCAGCGCGTCAGGCTCCAACGTCAGCGCGTCGACATGCGCCTTGACGCCATCGACCGTGTCGTTGCTCGGGTTGTAGAGGCCGCCCGATGGCGGCGGCGACTCGTCGCCGGGCACCGTGGTGCGCTCGATCAGCAGCAGCGGCGTCCCGTCAGCCGGGGTCACGAAGCCACCGCTGTTGGCGGTGTACGTCACCGTGTAGTCGAAGTAGCCGGTCTGGCTGCTGACGGCGGTGATCTTGTACTCGACCCACATCGTCGTGTCGTCGCGGTAGTAAATGCGCAGCGGATCGTTGACCGCCCAGGCGGCGGTCGGGTCGGTGCCGCTCGCCACCGTCTTGCTCACGAACACATGCGTGACCTGCGAAGCGTTGACGTTGTTGATGCGAACCTCGCCCGCCAGGATGCCCGCCGCGGCAACGGCGGTGTCGAACACCCATTGCGCGAACGGCGTCGCCGTGCCCGCACCCGAGCCAGGCCAGACCTTGCTGCCCCAGTTGATCCCCAGTGGCGGGTTCTCACGAGCGGACCAGCGCGAGTTCGGCTTCTGATGCTTGCCCTTCGCTGCCGGGCGCTGGTTCTGGATTCGAGTCTTGCTCATCAATCTCTCCTGACTGCGAAGGCACCGATGCGAGGCCGATCGACCGTGATGCCCCGGCGCGTGTCTAAGTTCAGCACGTCGTTGA